AAATCGGACAATACAAAGTATTGAGAGTTTGCAAACTCAAATAGAGGGTTTGCAAACCAGTTTGCAAAATACTATAATTGCGATTGTGGCAAGTAATGAAAAAATATCTATCCGCGAGTTTGCTAGGCGCGTGGGCGTCTCGGACACGGCTATACGAAAGGCCATAAAGGCGGGCAAGATTGTACGCGGCTTCGATAAGTCGGGGGGAAGGCAGAGCATAGAATACGCCGTAGCATTGGAGGAGTACTCGGCTTGCGTTGATCTGCAGAACGTGCAGACTGCGAAAGCAGCTGCTAAGAGAAAAAAAACGCCTAAGGCGAAAAAAGAAGCCAGCGAGGCTGGGGAGCCTACGCCTTTGAGGTCGGCTCCTTCGCAGGATACGGCGCAGATGCTTATAGACTTTAACCAGTCCAGGGCGGAGAAAATGGCATATGAAGCAAAGATAAAGAAGCTCGAGTACGAGGAGAGGGAAGGGCTGCTAGTAAGGCGGGATGCGGTGTATAAAGCCCTCTATTCGGTCGGCAAAGAAATACGAGAGGCTCTGCAGGCGCTGCCCGATAGGATTATAGACGATTTGCTGGCGAGCGATACAAGAAACGAAGGGCATGGTATTCTAATGAAATCAATAACAGCGGTACTGGAGCAGTTATCCGGGGCCTCAAATAGACTAGATAAGGAATTATGAAAAAAGCAAAGCGAGCCGCTCTGTATGTGGCTAGTATCTTCGGGTTGATTTTCGTGTTTTTGTCTTTCTGGATTTCTGCGACCGGCGGTGAATGGGATTCTCGGGACGTCAGAATATTTGTATTTGCCGGGGCGGTCCTTTCAGCCATGGGCGTGGCTGCAAACTGGAATGATTTATAGCATGGACTAATAAATGCCATGAATACGGACTTTCTGGAAGGATTTAACACAACTATTTTGAGTTATGAGCGATATAAAGGACAAAACGCGCGATTTATCTCTGTATATTGCTTCTTTTCTGGAGGCGAATAACTGCACTTTGTGCATTGATACGGCAGAATCTGGCGAGCTGGAGGTTTATATATGGCGGCCGTGCGGCTTCGGAGCTGAGGCGCGTTACATACTTGTCGCCGATTTCCCCCACGGCAAGGCTGAAATCACTGCCGAGCAGCTAAAACAGCGCCACGAAAATAAACCATAATGCCATGCCAGCTAAAGCCGATAAAGCCATACTTGCCGGTTTCCTTGACGGCCTAAAACCTGAGCCTATCCTTACGGTGTCCGAGTGGTCGGATAGGTTTCGTATGCTTTCCAGCGAGGCGAGCGCCGAGCCGGGGCGTTGGAGAACAGACCGCACGCCGTATTTGCGGGAGATCATGGACAAACTCTCCGCGCTTAATCCCTGCGAGGAGGTGGTGGTTATGAAGGGCGCGCAGCTTGGGTTCACCGAAATGGGTTTTAATTTCGTCGGCTACGTCGTGGATATAGCGCCTGGGCCTATGCTATACGTTCTGCCTACTGAGGCCATAGGAAAAAGAAACAGTAAAACGCGCCTTACGCCTATGATTGAGAGCACGCCGAGGCTACGTCGTAAAATTGCGCCCGCAAAATCCAGAAGCTCCGCAAATACGACCTTGCAGAAAGATTATCCAGGAGGTACGCTTGTAATAGCGGGTTCTAATTCTGCAGCGCCTCTTAGAAATATGCCCGTTCGTTTCTTGGTATTGGACGAAGTGGATGCCTACCCGATGGATTTGGACGGGGAGGGCTCGCCGGTAGACTTGGCAATTAAAAGGACGGCTACGTTTTCCAAAAAGAAAATCTACAAGCTCAGCACGCCGACCGACGACGCCAGCTCGGTTATAGCGAGCGAGTTCTTAAAGACGGATCAAAGATATTTTTATGTCCCGTGTCCCTCATGCGGTGCTAGCCAGAAACTGGAATTTGAGCGTTTGCGATGGGAGAGGGGCAAGCCGGAAACCGCGCGGTATGAATGTGGGCACTGCGGGGAGTTGATACATGAACGCTTTAAAACTAAAATGCTGGCCTTGGGGGAATGGAGGGCGGAGAAGCCGGAAAACCGAAGCCCTAGAAAGTCAGGATACCATATAAACTCACTTTATTCTCCGTATGGCTGGTTTTCGTGGGCCGACGCTGCAAGGGAGTGGGAGGAGGCGCAGGGCAACGAGCCTAAAATAAAAGTATTTACAAATACTGTATTGGGCGAGACCTACAAGCAGCGCGGCGACGTGCCGCAGTGGGAGAATCTATATAACCGGCGCGAGGCCTATAGGATAGGAGAGGTTTCGGATAGAATAGCCCTTATTACTGCAGGTGTGGACGTGCAGGGAGACCGGCTGGAACTAGAGGTAGTCGGATGGCTTGAAGGTAGGGAGAGTTACAGCATAGAGTATAAGGTTTTGCTCGGCGACACGTCAAAAAAAGAGGTTTGGGAGGAGCTCCGCGAAATTATAGAGAAGCAGTATGCAAAGCCCTCCGGCGGAACAATAGGAATAGCGTTAACAGCAATAGATAGCGGGTTTAACACCTCCTATGTATACGATTTCTGCAAGCGCTTTCAAGCGCGGCGCGTAGTTCCGGTAAAAGGAAAGGACCAGCTCGCTAATGTGATGGTAAGCCCTCCGCGGCTTATAAAGTCGTCGCGTAACCGCACTTATTCGGGTCTCGCGGTATGGCAGGTAAATACGGGCATGGCAAAAAGCGAGCTATACGGATATTTGAGGCTGGAGGCCGACGAAAGCGGAAACTATCCTGCTGGGTACTGCCATTTCCCGCAATACGACCAACACTATTTTAAGATGCTTACCGCCGAGCAGTTGCAGAAGAAAAAAAACGCGAAGGGATACGCCGTATATGAGTGGCACAAGGTATTCGAGCGAAACGAGGCGCTAGACTGCAGGGTGTATGCCCGCGCCGCGCTTAATATTGTAGGCGCAGACGCTTGGGGAGCGCAGGAGTGGGAGCAGGTAAGAAATGGCGCGGGCTCCGGTGCAGGCAGTAGGCCCCGGAAGAAAAGGAAGTCAAATTTTTGGTAAATAGACAATTATGGATTTTGAGCAATTCAAAAGCAAAAAAAATTTCTATGAAACAAAGGGTAATAAGTGATTTTGATAAAGCCTCAGAAGGGAGCTACAGGCGGGAGGCTAACGGCATTATAGAGGAAATCGAAGTTTTGCCGGACGGCAAATACATAGTAGATGTATGTATAGATAATAAAACATTTCAACGACTTGGCCGGGGGAAGGAGGCTCAGGCGCTGCACGCTCTTCATGGCTTGCGTATGCGTATGCGTATGTATTACGGCTATGCGGCACTAAAACTCAGGGAAGCGAAAGGGCAAGAGCTAGACGAATATAAATTCTTAGCCTCTTATGCGCTGAGTCTGGACAGCGAGCTTATAGCTAAAATCAAAAACGATTTTCATAAGCCTTAATAGGGGCAAACAGCCGACACGCAATGCGTATCGGCTGTTTTGTTTTTTTTTGCTTATTTTTACGCATATGTATACGCAACAAATGTATAATGCGCTCATTGAAGCGATAGCCACTGGAGCGCGGGAGGTATGGTACGGCGACAAGCGAGTAGCCTACCGAACACTCGACGAAATGCTAAGGCTAAAACAGGACATGGAGCGGGAGCTAGGGCTAGTAACTGCGCCTAAGCGCAAATATGCGGAATTTTCAAAAGGAACCACGCCCGCGCCCGAAAATAACAAATGGTAATGAAGGACAATATTATAGACAGTTTTATACGCTACTTGTCGCCCTCCGCCTACGCCAAAAGGCTAGAGGCAAGGACGCGCGCTCAGCTTATACGGGAGCAAGTACGTACGTTCCAAGGCGCGACTAAGGGTAGGAGAGGCGCGAACTGGGGCGACTATGCGGAAGACGATCCAAATTTACCTATAAACATGGCTCTGCGTACCCTCAGGAATAGGAGTAGGGCGCTTTATAATAATAATCCTTACGCCCGCAAGGCTATAAATACTATTAGCTTAAATGTAGTAGGCAAGGGTATAAGGCCGGCCCCGAAAGGGGATAGCGCCAACGAAAGCGAGGGGATTAAGACTATTTGGCGAAATTGGGCTAATAGCAAGGCCTGCGACTTCAACGGGCGAAACCATTTCTATTCCCTCCAGCTGCAGGCTATGCGCACTATGGCCCTCTCCGGCGAGGCCTTGATCGTGCGGAGGCGCAATGGCTCTAATCAAATACCTTTTCAGCTGCAAGTACTGGAGGGAGACCACTTAGACGCGAATAAAAACAGCGTGGACGTACTAAGCCTTACAGGCGGCGCTCAGAGTGGAGGATACACAGTGCATGGCGTGGAGTTCGACGAAGACGGGAGGCGCGTAGCATATTGGATTTATGACAGGCCGCCTAGCAGCAGCGTTTCAAAATCGCTAAATAGCAAGCGCATACCCGCCGAAGACGTTATACATTTATTTGAGGAGACTAGGCCGGGGCAAGTTAGGGGAGTTCCTTTTCTTGCAGCCTCGCTTCTTCGCCTTAGAGACTTTGACGACTACGAAGACGCCCAGCTAATGCGCCAAAAAGTAGCGGCGTGTTTCTCAGTGTTCGTAACGCAAGACCAAAGCCCTACGGGCCTCTCGGCCACAGACACGGAGGCTCTGGAAAGGGTAGAGCCTGGAATTATTGAAAGGCTAAGCCCAGGAGAGCAGGTAAGCTTCGCCTCACCGCCTCCCGCCGAAGGCTACGACGAATACACGCGCCGAGTTCTGCAGGGCATTTCGGCAGGCGTGGGTGCGTCCTACGAGAGCGTAACTGGCGACTTGTCAGGCGTTAATTTCTCGAGCGGCCGCATGGGATGGCTAGAAGCATGGAAGCAGGCGGAGCACTGGCAGCACAACGTATTTATCCCTATTTTCTGTCAATCGGTTTGGGAGTGGTTTAACGAAGCATTGCAGCAGGCGGGGCTGTCTGCTTCTTTTATAGAGGCGGAATGGACGCCGCAAGGGCGCTATATGATAGACCCGGCAAAAGAGATCAAAGGAATAACCGCAGGTATTAGCTCTGGCTTAAATAGTTGGTCTAATGCCGTGCGGGAGCAAGGACACGACCCCGAAACCCTACTGCAGCAAATGCAGGAAGACCGCGAAAAAATGGAGGGGGCGGGGGTTGCCTTTGACTGGAGCCATGAACCAGAAGGGGAGGAAGGCGAATAACCCATTTTTGGCGTTGTTCGTATAAATTGACTATATTAGCAATCATAAAGCCATAAAACGGCCAATATGGAAGAAAAAAAACAATTACAGGCAGAGCAGTTCCAGCGCCGAGCCTTGGTAGAGCCCCAATCGGTTAACGCCGAAACTAGGGAGTTTACCTGCAGGTATGCAACCGACACTCCGGTCATGCGCTCGCCGTGGTTTGGTGAAAGCTATTACGAAGTCTTAGATATGGACGGCATGAGGGCGGCACGCATGGAGAGCGGAGCGCCTTTCCTCGACAACCACAAAAGGTTTGGCAAAGTTGCCGAAAATGTACTAGGCGTAGTCGTCGAACACTGGAAGGAGGGAACCTCCCGCTATGCAAAGATAAAACTAAGCGCCCGCGCTGTATATCTACTTTTGTAGCTTCTGACTGGGAGGCGTTGGAGATTTCCGCAGTGCCCGTCGGAGCCGACGAAAACGCAGGCGTAAGATCACAGGAAAACGCACCACACACAAATACAATTCTAATAGAGAGGGCGGAAGCGCCCGCGGCAAAACAAGAACCACAAATGCAAGAAAAAACCCCTAAGAATGAGGAGCAGCGCACCGAAGCGCCCGCGCCCTCGCAGGTAGAGGCCCCTGAGACTAGGGGGCAGCAGCCGGAAGTAAACGCCGAAGACCTAGTACGCGCCGAGCGCGAGCGGGCCGGAAGTATTTACAAGCGCTGCGAATTGCTAGGCCTTGAAAGGTCCTTTGCTGAGCAGTTGGTAAATGAGGGAGCGAGCCTCGACGACGCTATGGCACGGGCTTTTTCCGAGTACGAAAAAAAGGACCCCGCAAAAGGCCTTACTAATGTTCGCGCAGAGGTGAAGAACGACGAACGCGACACGCAGCGCGCCCAGATGGTCGGCGCGTTGGTAGCTCGCAGCGGCGCCCGCGTATCCCTTTCCGATGTGGAGCAGGACGGCGCACGCCGATTCCGTGGGCTTAGCCTTATGGAGCTAGCAAAACGTTCTTTAGAGAATGCAGGCGTAAAAGTAGAGGGTATGGATAAAATGGCGCTTGCTATGCGTGCCATTACCCAGTCTACCTCCGATTTGCCGGTAATCCTCGACGGAACGTTACGCCGTATTCTTTTGGATGCGTACGACAATGCCGCGGATACTTGGAATCGCTTCTGCCTTACGGGCTCGGTTTCCGATTTCCGCGACCATAAGCGCCTCCGGCCCGGTACTTTTGCCCGCTTGGACAAAGTAGCGGAAAATGCGGAGTACAAAAACCAAGCAATCCCCGACGCAGACCTAGAGCGCATTAAGGCTGAAACCTACGGTAATACTATCAACGTATCGCGCCAAATGATCGTTAACGACGACTTAGGCTACTTTACGCGCTTGGCCGGTATGCTTGGCCGGGCGGCTGCGCGTTCTATTGAGGT